TAAGGTCCCAGACGGTATCTCCTTCACGGAGCACAAGCTCAGCTTCATTGACACTCTAGTCGAGATGAGCAACGAGATCTTCCGTATCACGCAGCGCGCACACGCTAACTGGATCGTCTGTGGTATGCAGGCAGCTTCTATCATTGAGACGCTACCTACGTTCAAGAGTGAGCCAGTTCCAGCCGGTGTTACGGGTCCTGTCCGTATCGGTGTCCTCAATGGCCGCTGGGCTGTTTACAAGGATCCACAGCAGGCTGTTGATCGCTTCCTCGTTGGATACAAGGGTGGAAGCTTCTTGGACGCAGGTTACGTTTACGCTCCCTTCATTCCTCTCTACACTACCCCAACGGTAATGCTAGACGACTTCTTAGGGCGGAAGGGCCTTGCCACAAGGTTTGGTAAGAAGTTTGTTAACGGGCGCTACTATAGCAAGGGCACTATCATTACCTCTACTTAGTCCACTAAGTAGTTAGTTAAGTGATAAACTAACAAACAGACCGATGTATTAAATATGTCGGTCTGTTTCCTTGTACACTTAGTTCCAATAGTTTAAGCAAATCGAGTCCCCAAGTTTTTAAGTTGAGAACTTCTCTATACAAGCCAAATCTTGTGCTACAGTCTTGTTCATAGGAGGTAAGCGATATGGCTTGCAAAGTATGTGGGAAAGACGGGCATTACGCCAGAACTTGTGGAAGACCGGAGACACGTAAGGTTCAAACGACTCACAAGAAGTCTATTGAATGCTTAGAGTGCGGTAAGTTCTTCGTTAAGTTATCGAAACATCTTAGTGGTAAAACACATAGGATGACAAAAGAAGATTACTTAGCCAAACACCCAGGTGCTTCTCTAACGGATTCTGTGTTCTCTAATGATGTAGCTAAGACTGTCTCCAATACTTGGAAAGACGACAGTTATAAGGAGCAACAATCTAAAGCTATCCGAGAAGGTCAACAAGCATCTGAAAAGTTCCATCAAATGGTTCAAGACAATTTCGTTAATCAATCAACAGAGCAGCGAAAGGATAACGCCAGGAAACGAGAAGAGAGCCCTGCCTACCAAAAAAAGAAGAGCGCACGTGTCAGTGACCAAATGCAAGAACAGTGGCAGGACGACGAGTGGAAAGATACACAGTCTAAAAAGATACAAAAGGCACACCTAGACAAAATTGAAGGAGATCCTGAGTACCTTAAAAAGCTGCAGGATGCTATGGCTAAGAAGGCTAAGAAGGCATGGGCTGACCCAAAGATACGGAAGCGTCAACGAGAGCGAATCTCTAAGCAACAAACAGAGAGAATGCTAGCAGGCACAAATAATTGGGTGTTGGGTCGTGCCAATAGAAACAATTACCCATATGAATTTCCTAACGGTAAGATAATCAAGATGCGCTCTTCATATGAGTTAGCACTGGCCTATGATTTAGACGAAAGAGGTGTTAAGTGGTTCTGGGAGCCCAGGTCATTTCCATACACCTACAAAGGTGCAACCCTCAACTACATTCCTGACTTCTACCTACCTGACTACGATATTTACATCGAAGTAGGTGCAGCATTTAGAAAGAAGCGCCCTAAAGAAAGAGCTAAGTTAGACAGTGTTCCTAACCTAGTTCTACTAACAGAAGTCAATTATCCGTTTAAGGATGATGTAGCTGTTAATGACTTAGACGTAATACTGGATTCAAAAGGAAATTAAATGAACAACCAACTTGATCCGCTAGAAAGCTACTACCCACTAGGTCATGTCTTAGAGACATATGACGGCCTATGTATTATGTTCGGAACTCCAAGCCAGATACACTCCGTAGATGACCATTACCACGCATTAGACATAGTAGCACTTATCCACAGATGTGCTGTTGCTAGACCGGATTCAAAGGACAGAGAAGACTACATCGAACGCTGGGAGGACTTCGCCCTAGCCTGGAGACAAAGCGTGAACAAGAAGCAGTAACAAAGCACCACCCACCTCTCAGAAACAAACTGGCCTTTCTACGATGATAGCCCTTTAACGTCATCACCAGAACTACTAGAATCATTGTGTAACTAGAGGTACGTCATGCCATTCAAATCAGAATTACAACGCAGGCAATTTTGGGCCAAACACATCAAGCGGGCCAAAGCTCGTAGCAAGGATAAGAAGGCTCCAGACGAAGAGTCTGTAGAAGCGCCTGTAGAAGAGGCAGCCACCCTAGACAGAGCCGGTAAGTTCACTGCTGCTGGAATGGTAGCTGGTGGTCTAACTGGTGGTATTGCTGGATACAAAAGAGCTAAGAAGAAGAACAAATCTAAGCTATTAGGCGCCCTTAAAGGAGTCTCTAGCGGAGGAGCCTTAGGCGGTGTCGCAGGGGCCGCTCTTTCAGGTGTTGGCAGGGCCGAAAGAAAGCGGCGGCTCACTAATGCAGCAAAGCATTTCAACGATAAAGATGCACAGAAGCTAGAGTACTTCATTAAGAGCCGTAAGAATGATGTAAATGAGGACAATGTAAAGAACCTGCGTAAAAAAGTAAAGCAGAGCACTGACTTTATTAAAACTGCTACTAGAAAGTTTGCTAAACATTCTACTACAGGGCAAAAAGTTGCAGCGGCTTCTATAGCGGGTGGTGCAGCACTAGGCGCACTTAAACGTGGTAAGAGGACCTGGGACTTTGAAAAAGGCGAACCAGGTAGAAAGTCCAAAACAGTAAAGGGAGCAGCTAAGGGAGCTTTTAGTGGAGCTATTACAGGATCTATTGTTGGTTTGCCTTTAGGGAGAGCAGTTGACTACATGAAGGTAGAAGACGCTGCGAACCAACTACTAGCTGGCACTGATGTAACTAAGGTTCTCTCTCAACTACTTACCGAGCGTAAAGAAATCCCACCTCTATCTAGCATTAACCCACGTGCTGCTAGGTGGATGGGTAGGCATAAGAAGCTTCAAGCGCTGGCCCTATCTAACCTAAAAGGTAACATTCCTGTGGTTAGTGCCCTCTTCAGGAAAGGTCGTGTTAAACGGTATAGAGCAGCCCTCTTTAAGAAGCACAAAGCGGAGATTGACAGAGAAGCCCGTCCTGCTGTAGCCGCTGTAAACAGACACAAAGACGAAATCGAGGAGTACATTAACACCCTACAATCTGGCTACAGAGCTAGTCATACCCCTGAAGCAGCTTATAAGGCTTTAACAAAACAGTTAGTAAGGGATAAGAAGAAACTGTTTGCTAATGACTCTAACGCCGATGTAGCAAACTGGTCATCCTTTGAACTAGAGAACCTAGCTATATGGCTAATACAAGAGGCAGTTAACTACACTATCTGGCTTAAAGAGCCGTTTATAGAACTGTTCTCTTTAATGCTAGCCGCTGTTTATGCAGACTACGTGTACAACAAGTATGAAGAAGATAAGAGCAAGTATGTCTACTGATAGAGAACTCCTAGACCAAGCTGTCCTATACATCATTGAAGACGGGTCGGTTGACGAAGCAGTAGAAGACCTACTAGAGTTTAAAGCGATGGGCATAGGCGCACTCATCGGAGCTACTGGTGGAGCAATGGCAGGCTACAGGGAAGCTAAGAAAGCCAATACAAGCAGATGGCGTGGTGTCTTTAAGGGAGCAGCTTTAGGAGCAGGAGCAGGAGCACTAGGTGGGGCGCTAATTAAGTACCACGACACTGTATTTGACATAGCTAAAAAGGGGCTACGTGCTGCCAGGAAGAACCCAGCCACTGTACTTGTAGGGGCACCCACACTACTAGCCGTTTCAGATCTAGTTAAGACCAGAGGCTCTGCTAAGGACATGGATTATGTAGTAGACGCTATACGCAACAAAGACCAGGTTGCTAGCAAGCAGTTTGTTGACAAGATAGATAAGAAGATAATAGTAGCTACAAACTCTAGAGAGCTTTACAACGCACTTAAAAAAGAGCGGAAGCTAGTTGCAGAGGTTGGAGACAATGTATTACGAGAACTAGCACAAATGTTAGGACAAGAACTGCGTAATAAGAGTAATGCCTTCGCACTACGTGGTGAACAAATTGATATGATTGGAGTTCCTGCTAAAACTAACGCCAATGTTATAGCGCATGAAGTTGGACACATACTGGACTTCAGAAAACGTGGAATGACGATGTGGGATATGAAGGAATACAAACAGACAGTAGGTGCTCTTTTCCTTAAGTATAAGTATGAGCAGCAGACCATGACAGCAGAGAAAGAAGCTTGGAGGAGGTCTCCGTCTAAGGAGACTGAGGCAAAGTCTGAGTTGAGTAAGCACGCGCTCAATACTTACGAAAAAGGATTCCACGCAAGAAGAGCATCTCTAGCTACCGCTGCGGCAATGCTCCTAACATTAGCTACAAGAGCGTAGTTTAAACCTATTAGATGTTTGCTATACTACTAGCACACGGAGTAAAAAATGAAACCAAAGCCTATATTTAAGAACACAACTCGTGGGCGTATCCAAATTGTCCAAAGGGGCATTCCGATTTGGATGAATCCTGGTGACATCGTTGTAGGTGAAGGCTTTAGAGCCTTCACCCGTATGGGGCTAGAAGAGGTGGGCCTAGACGCCCTCCCTAAGCCCACAGCAGCCCCACTAGTGGTCGCACCTGTAATGAATGACCCAGAGCCTGCAAAGTCTCCTGTGACGGTCAGGAAGCTCCAAGTTGTCGATACAGTAATACCTACTGATGTCGTAAAACTAGCTCCCGCTCCCAAGCCAGAACCTGAGTTAGCTATTGAGTTAGTTACTGAGCCTGAGCTAGTTGAAGAAGAGGAACCTGAGGTTGAAGAAGAGCCAGTGCTAACCAGCATGGGTGACGCCCTTAAAGCTGACATCATGGCAGACATCTTATCCGATATGGAAGAAGACGATATCATCGTTATAGATGACAGTGACGAAGAAGAGGAAGACGTTGAGCTAGAGGAGCCTGACGACTACCCTTATAAGTGTGAGGAAGATGACTGCGATAAAGTATTCGCGTCTGCTAGAGGTCTGAAGTCACACTCACGTATACACAGAGGCTAAGTTGACCTATGGGACTATCTGTAGAAGATGTTCGTGACTATGTAAAAATGAGACTCGGTGCAGGAGTAATCCGCGTCGAGCTTAAGGATAACCACATAGACGCGGCAGGTCAGGAAGCCCTTAGAGTTTATTCACGATATAGACCATTAAGAAGGTTTATCCAACTTCAACTCATTGAAAACATCCACGAGTATCCTATAGATAAGGATGTGATTGGTGTTTACAAAATGGATTGGGTGCATAGACAGGTATCCTTAGCAGCCGTTGAGGATATTTTCCATCGTCGTTACTACGAACCCATTCACGACATGGACAAGTATGTAAACTACCTACAGTACATTGATACTCTGAAACGCGTGCTAAGTATTGAGCCAGAGTGGCACTTTGCGAGAGCCTTAAAGGATGGGGCTAACCCTATCCTCCACGTGCACGCTCCTAGCCAAGCTAATACGATACTGGCTATGATTGTTGCTGTTGTTAAACGACCGTTACACCAGATACCTTACACACACGAGGACTGGATCCAACGATACGCCTTAGCCTTCTGTAAGGAGATCCTTGGACGTGTTAGAGGTAAGTGGCAGAACTTACCGTCACCTGGTGGTGGACAAGGTCTCGATTCACAGGCACTACTTTCAGAAGCACAACAGGAGTTCCAAACACTAGATCAAGAGATTAGAGGATGGCAAACGGATCAGCCGCCCATCTGGGGCTAAGTTATTTAGTATCAATTACTTATGACAACTAATTACAACGAAAACGAACCACTATGGGAACCAGATCTTTGGACTGGTGAGGGTTTAGATGACCTTGACCTAGAGCAACAAAAGCTCTGGCAAAGGGAAATGTTCGATCAAATGTTCCCGTTAGTTGAACTTAAACAACTAGATAGGTCGAAGACACAGTTAGACACTCTTAGAGGTGAGCCAGAGGTTACTTGGGGTAGAGGTGGTGTAAAACGCCCTGCTGATAAGGCTAGACGATTTATGGCTCCTGTAAAAGTTAGGGCTTATGTAGACCACAACCCAAGAACAACACTCCTACTTAGGTACGGTTTTGACAGACCACGTGATGTAGTATTTACGTTCCTAGACTTCGTCCTAGAGGAAGAAGGTATAGTTCTCACAACAGGAGACGTTGTATCGTTTGAAGGAGAAGACTTTGAGCTTACGTCTACTAGGCGTGCTACAGAGGCTTACTGGGTAAACACCACATTTAAATTCTACGTTGTATCTGCTGCTCAAAGGTACCGCACAGAAGGAAACAGAAGAGTCGATTACGGTGGCAAGTAGTTTCAAAAGCTGGAAGTCTATTAGCTCGTCCATTAAAGCGTGGGCAGAGTCTAGAATTGAAGAGGCTAATAAGCAAGTAAAAGAGGATGCTGAAAAGTTACAGCAGCGTATTAAAGCAGAGATACGTGGTGCTGCAAACGCAGAAACGTCACGTAGCTCTACTATAGACGCAAGAACAAATGTAAGTTCTGAAGCTAAACAACAGCAGTTAAGTCCAAGTTCCAACAAAAATCAAACAAACCCCTCCGCAGGTCTGGACACATACGTTGACGCCATCATAATAGAGTCTGAAGGTAGTGGTTCTGATGTGGTACAAGTCGTAAAAATCGACTCACCGCAAAAAAAGGATGAGACAACTGGTATGTCTCTAGTTAACATAGCAAAGGCTATCGAGTTCGGAACTACGAAGTCTGCCCCACGTCCTGCTTGGCGACGGTCGCTAAAAGGAATTACGGCAACGGGAGTTTACAAGAAGTCTTTAAAGACTGACAGTTAGGAAAAATTATGAGCACACTACGCGCAAACCCGGCTGCAACGCCACAAGACTATGTTCGTCAACTACGAGTCGGTAACCACGATGTTATCGAGGATCAGTGGCGTGGTGAGTCCGATGCGGTCAACCAGGTCCTACTTAACAACACGGGTGCACTAACAGCCCTTAACCCAGGTTTGGTAGTGATGGAAGCTGTAGCTGTTACAGGCGATCCTGCAACCATTACAGTTAGTAAGGCTATTGGCACACTACACGGTGTCGTAGCATTCAGAGCTTCTGCAGTAGTTGATCCTGCTGTAGGAACTACTGCTGCTGCTGCTGATGGTGACCAGGTTGCTAACCCAGGCGTTATTGACCTAACAGGCACTACAGTAGACGGCACAATTGTAGTTTACTACACCGCTGCTTAATCACTAAGCAACAGAAACAACCAAAGGACTCTCCCGTAGGGTGCAGAGGTTCATATCTCTGCACCCTTACGCTATAAGCATGTCCGTTCAAACAAATAGAACATCTCCAAGCTACAACAACCAACGCAATTATTTGCCAGGTCTACCTGACCAACTCAGGGCCTACGACTTAGCACTGAGAGCTTGGCTTTGTCAGATGGAGTTCGACTATGGTGAGCGGGAGGATGCACCAGACATTCAGCCCCTACGTGTTGTTAAAGCATCACCGGAAAGGGCTTTTGCTGATTTAAGGAGAGACAAAGGCTTTAGTGATAACATTACAGAGTATGAAAGGACACAGGAACAGGTACCTCTTCCTATAGCATCTTTTACTAGGACTGACCTTACCGTTGATATGACTAGGTATAAGTCAGTGACAAATAAGAAGGTAGCCTACCTTCGAAAAGAAAAAGATGAGGTATACCAGTGGAGGTTTCCACTACCATATAATTTCACGTATCAAGTAGACTTCTGGACTCGTTATGAGTCAACACTGGATTCGATGCGTGTGTGGACTGCCCTTAAATTCACTGGTGGGAACTACATGTACCTTCCAGTGGACTTCAGTGGCATATCAAGACACTACGGGCTACAAAATGTCTTTGTACAGTTTGGCGGGCTAAACGATACTTCTGATCTTGAACCTGGGTCAGAACAACGTGTAGAACGAGCTACAATGACATTAGATATCCAGGGTTGGATATTTTCACCTGTTGAGATCGCTAAGACAGTTCTTTGTGGGCAACTTGACGTTCTTGTTGTTCCTGATGATGTACCATTACAAGACCCGACTGACCCTGATAAGATAAACCCAGATGCTTGTGCCGATGAGTATAAGGTTCAAGAAATACAGTTCGACTTCACAGACGACACAACAACTTAGGTAGGAAACAGCTATGGCCGGAACATTTGTCAGCCCTGGCGTATACGTTCTAGAAAGGGATTTCAGCGATTACGCACCCGCTCTATCAACAGCCATTTTTGGAGTTGTTGGAGGTGCAAGCTGGGGACCTGTAAACGAACTAACGTTTATCACGAACGAAAACGCCCTTATTAACACATTCGGAGCACCAAAGGTAACAACTGGGTTACCTGTGATGTCCTCGACACCGATGATTACTGCAGGTATTCACTACCTACGTCAGGGTAGCATCCTACAGGTGGTGCGAGTTGTAGACGGCTCTGAAGATACCGCTACAGTCAATGCCGTAGACCCAGGAACACCTGCTACGTTTACATCAACACCAGACATTGTTGCTGGCGTTAACATGAGCACCAACAAGTTTGTCACTATTGACGTGAACAACGCTGGTCCAATCACAGTTGACTTGTCTACAGGGG